AGTAATTGTAAGTTTATTGCTGGCTGCCTCAGATGCACCAGTCATAAAGTTTAAGCTAGTGGCGTTACTTGATGAGCTAAAGTCACCCTCAGATATAGCCTGTATAGCTGCCGCAACAAGGATAGCGTCTGTGCCTGTTCCCTCATTAGGAGCTTGGAAGTTTATTTTTCCGATTACATCGTCAGCCGCAATGTCAGCCTCGGCAGTTTGCAAGTATATATGTGCAGTGCTACCGTCACCAGTTCCAGCATTCTTAATGTAAAGATTCGACGCGACATCTAAATTCGTAAGTAGATCGTGAACCACACCACCTGAACCCAGTCCGTCTGTTGCAATAACTGTAGCATGACCAGCAGGAATAATAACATTCGCCCCACTACCGCAGGTAAAAGTTAAATCCGCAGCCGTTGCATTATACATAATCCATGTTTTTGAACTTGTGTTTGGCAGAAGTGTTACCGTACACGCCTGACCGCCACCTGTGAGTTTTAACCCAAGGCATCTGTCTGCGTCTGCCGATCCATCCGCAATTGTAATGTTATCTGATGAGGCGTTTGCAATTGCTCTGGTTCCCCAGGCTGTTGCTTGACCGATTAACTCTAAGTTTGTGTTGGTTATGGTCCCCCATGAGCCACTGGCGTCACCCGTCGCTAGTTCATTAAGTCTGAGGTCATTTACATAGGTACTAGCCATATCAATCTATCCTTACTATTGCGTTTGCCCCTGCGGCTGGGAAAACAATTTGAAACGTGCCGCCTGAGACTGTGAAGTCTCCACCAAAGGCCAGAATTGCTATGGCCTTATCACTTGCGCTTGAATTGTAAATCATGGCACCATTTGCTGTGAATGTTGCTGAAGCCCAACTTGGGTCAGCCGCGTCAAAGTAAGCTGTCGTGCCAGCCGTCGCAACTGCCCTAGATGTAAGTTCAATACCGCCAGTTGCGTAACCGTTACCATTTGCAACTTCATTTATTCCGCTATTTGCGTATGCTGTAGTTGCCGCCCCTAAACTAGCGGAGCTAGTGAAAAGAGCAATTTTTATTGTATCTGCTACAAGGTCATGGACTTCATCTAAGATTTCAGCCTTGAAACTTGTACACATTGCTTGTGCTATAGACATTATATACCTCCGTTATATTCAGCAGCGTAATCTCTTTGCATTTCCTGCTGTAGCAATTGAATTGCCTCGTCAAATTGTGCCTTGTATAATTGTAACGTATCTGCGGCTTTAAGGAAAGCAGAAGTTTCATACAAACATGCCGCCAGTAAAGCCGCCTCAGCGTTATCGCCTATCCAAGACGTTGTGTTGCTCGAAGATAGACCTGCCTCTGGTGCAATGTAATCTATCTTATAAGCGAGAATTGCATCGGGTGTCGGTGCAATGGTGAAAACTGTGCCTGATGTAGACGCAGAATCCGTAGAGTAAATTCTTGGCGTTCCTGTTGTGGATGCGTTAGGCCAATAGTCTTTTAAATATGAATCAATTCTATGATCTAAATAAACTACGTTACTGCTTGAATCTATTATAGAGATTTGCCTTATCATTCTGGCAACCGAAACAGTATATTGAGAAGTTCCCACAACTAAATTTCCAGAGGCACTTCCCCTGTATGCAGGTAAATTAGGAAGACGCTGGTAAATCATGTCCTCAGCCTGGGAGATAATTGTGTCAATCGAAACGCTTAATTCAGATGAATCGTCCTCCATAAAATTTTGAATGTTAGTTTTTAGCGTTGTGTAATTCATTTAATCACCCCATGTTCCTTCACCCCAAGTTGAGTTACCCCAACCCTGTAGATTTACTAACTCTGTTCCTGTTGCACCTGTGCCAGCTACGCCAGACTCAGTAATAGACAGTTGCATATTAGCTCCGTCTGTCTCGCCAAACGCGCCTATTACGCCTGTACCAGCCACGCCAGTTTCGGTAATAAAGGCCAGTGGTGTTTCAGTTCCTATTGCGCCTGTAGCAGCCACACCTGTCTCGGTAATTGTTAATTCGGTGTTGTAAGTGCCAATTGCGCCTGTGCCAGCTATACCTGTGACAGTTAAGGTCAATATAAAGTTATTTAGACCCAGAGGTTCTACAGCACCTCGACCATTCATTCCAATGCGAGGCAGTAACCTTGGGTCAATTGTCCAGTCTTGCGTAAAGCCAACAAAAAACTTAACATTGTCAGGGTCATTATCTGCCCTAGGATTAAATAATGCCGTGGCATCTATGACATTTTTAGCTGGCGTAAGTTGTGGTTGCTTTGGTTCCCAGTCTTCTGGCTCAACACGCAAGCCATCCCAAGTGGTTTTTAAGTCAGTGTACTTGACTTTAAAGCCACTCCTGTCGCCTATCGCATTGGATTTTTTTCCTCTTGCGTACCTTGCCATTATCCTAAGTTCATTCCAGTGGGATGAATCCTTAAACTTACTCCGTCATTATCTGATGACGCTGCTAAATTAAATGAACGCTCGTAGACACTATCGAGTATTTGATATTTATCTGCTGCGTATTTTAAAGCTAACTTACTTGCCAACCCTGCACATATGCAGTCGCTCCAGCGATATGGGACATCTGCATCTTGATTTGATAGCGTCACGTCTTCCAATTGATTAATTGCCCAATAAACTATGCTGTAAGTAGACACGTCAGGTATTTGCCATAAATAAATTTGTGGTGTGTACTGCTTGTCAAGCATATACTGACTTGGCTTACCGCTACTGGTTTTATTTGGTATCTGATTATAATCGGCAATTGATATGCGATTGATTATCTGGTCTGACGTGTCAGTGCCAGAACTGTCAGACACAACTGCATCCATTATATCTATTGTTCCCACTGGAAGTGTATATGGGGTTGCCTGGTCTTTTACCAAAGTTAATGTGTTTTTTGATACTGTCCAGTAATTTATACCTCGATTAGCCCACTCGGAAAACAATAAATTCAAGCTGCGTCTTGCCGATACAGCTTGATCGCCTGTCCTTGTCTGTGGATCTATTCCGCACCGCTCGTAGGCTTCGGAAATAATCTCTTCAACGTCTGGTCTAAAAGCTACCGTATCTGAAGTTGCCATATTTAATACTCTTTAATTGCTCTTATCACAATCTGATAGGCATCACCTGCCGCACCAGCTCCTGTTGTCGTGAATTTAATGTCACCAGTTCCACTTGATCCGTATGAGCTACTTGTCGGTAGACCACCAAATCTTGAAAAGTCTTGATATCCTGACTGGCCTTCATCTAAATGCAAAACAATAATATCCGTACCTGCATCCGCAAGAACCTCAACAGTCATTGCATTTATTACCCACCAAACTTCAACAATTCTAATACCAGCACATGTGTCGCCATTTGCACTTTTACCAAGACCTGAAACATCTATTTTAGAAACAGCACTTTCATTACCACCGTCAACATATTGGTACTGGAAAGCGTAAACAACTTCACGAGTGCTTTCGCTTATTTTTGTACTCGTCGTAATATCAGCCATTATTTACTCCGTTATAAAATTGGTAGGGGTTTCCCCCTACCTAATTAAGAATTATTCAAAAGGTGTGGCTAATGTAGCGTCACCAAGTAAGTAAGCTGCACAGTGCCAGCGTGTAGCTGACTGGGCGGTTAGCGTAATCATGCCACCACTTAGCCAACCCTGCTCTATTGCTCCCAGATCAATAGTATCATCATTACTTTGGTCTGGTATGAAAGTGTTGGTGTCTCCAGCAGTTGCTGGATCAGATAATATAGCAAAGCCAGAGTACAAGTCAGCAGTTGCGCCTGTATTAATTTGTCCTGCGCCTGTGAATGTTGTGCCAACAATGAATGTATATTGCTCGCCACTCGCTGCCGCAGTTAACTCAGGTAGCGTAACCACAATTCCTGCCGCTCTTGAGAAGATAAATGTAGTGCCTGACTGAGCCGCTGTCACAGCGTATGTAGCAGTTGTGATAGTAACCACACTTTTAATACCTGTCGTAGCACCAGTAACCGCAAGTGTTCCTGCGATTGTGACATTACCACCGATAGTTGCGTCATTGTTGTATGTGGAATTAGTTGTGTATGCACCCGTTGTTGCATTTTTTGTAACGTCTTTAAATCCGTTTTCAGAGCGGACTGCTCCTGTAAATGTGGTCGTACCCATTTTTATCTCCTTGTCGTGGGTTAAGTCAGACGCAGAATGCGGCTGTCAAGGGGAAGAAGGAGGGGATAGCCCCCTCCCTCAAATTTTTATTATGCGCCTTCAGAGCCAAATACGCCCCTCCAATCGGTCCAGCCGAAGCTATACCTTTCGCGAACTTTATAACGTACGTTTCCAGTTTCGAAGTCACCTTCCATGCCTTTTTTCATAGGCGATCTTTGGAACATTTTCAGACCATCAGGCACGTCAGTTTTTACAAACCACGCATCTGAATCTGACAACCGACGCATGACATGTGAGCCATTAGGTAGGTATCCACCTGCCTTAATAGCGTTAATGTCATTATCGGCTGTGCCTGTCCTCAATTGAGATTCCAACAGACGATCCGCAACAAAAGTGTAGGCTGTCGGTATTACCAAAGTAGTACCTACTGCCGCAATTCGAAGACCTTTATCATCCTTCATATCAGCAATGTTGATAAGAACGGATTCTAGTGAAGTCTCTGAAAGGTCAGACGCTGTGCTTAACACATTTGACTGGATACCATTTTGGGTTGGGTGAGATGCACTTAATAGTACAACACCGTCACCGCCTGTGTAACCAGCAGTTTGCGAGAAGTTTAAGACGTTCGCAGCTTTGATTTCCTTAGTGGAAGACATTGAGCGTGCTAGTGCCTTAGTGTAACGTGAAGCAATTGAGCCATACTGGCCATCTTCTTCGGCTTCCTCAGTAACTGCGAAAGCTAAAGCAATTGTCTCATGTTGGTATCGCGCTGTCCATTGTTGCCCAGCATCATCATAAGAAATAGCCGCACCCTCTGTCTTAGTTGGTGCTGACGCAAAACCTGATAGCAAAACGTCTTCCTCAAACGCCTTACTTGAGGTGTTGCTCTCAAATACTGCTAGGTATTCCTCTGGATACTTGTCGTACTCAAGACCGAAAAGAGTATTCAGTCCTGGCTCAAGCATTTTAGCAAAACTTGATCTATTCATAGCCATTGTCTAACCCTTTCCTATATACCTGCGCCATCTTTTAGGAGATGCTCATTAATGATGACCTCCATGATAGCATTCGCACCAAACGAATTATCTGGTGCATCGTAAAGACCTATGATCTTACAGGAAGCTGTACCTGCTGCCATAGTTCCACTAATTTCAAATCCAGATTGACCTGTAATGGTCGAACCTGCTCCAGCCACGACATCGGCACAATTACCGACATTAGTCTGAGCAGTAGTACCTGCACTTTGAACTTTGTAAACAGTGTACGGGTCGTCGTAGACAAACAACTTGATATCTGTTGCTGTTGTTCCACTAGGCCAGTATTCACTGTAAACGTATGAGCCATCACTCGCAGTATAGGCACACCCATCAAACACACCGATGTTATTAACTTCGGTCGCTGTATGTGGAGTAACGAGACCTGAAGCAATAATTATACAGAGATCACCTTTGAAGATGTTTTCTGCTAATT